TTTAACTGTTATTGTATATAATGCAGATGTACCTCTTGTTGTTGCATCTTCAAATATTATAATTCTTTCTGAACCATCTGGTATGGTTACATTTCTATTTGCACCTAGTGTGCCTGTAAGTTTGATGTATAAATTTTTACCGTTCGATGTTGCACCACTATCTAATGCTAGTGCAAGATCACCACTTCCTAATTGTGAAGATGATAAGTATCCTGTAGATAATTGTTCTAATATTTGTAGGTTTGTATTTGTAATTGTACCCCAAAGACCAGCTTTTTCACCAGTTGTGATTAGTTCTAGTTTTGAGTTG